CGCATTGCACGATGGTTACCAACGATAAAGTTACGTGGGTTTACTAGGACCATTAGTGGGTCATTAGCGGCTGTACCTGTTAGTTGTGATGTAACAACGATAGGTGTATTGCCAATGCTACCAATCTGACCTGTTAATAGTGTTGCAGCTGCTGGACCAACTTTGTCGATTGTTTGGAACGCGCTGTCTGCTAGTAGATCATAGTAAGCTGTTGTGCTTACAAATGCTACTAGTTCTGCTGGATCAAGACCCCAAGCACCTAGTGCTTTACGAGCTGCAATAACATTAGCTACTGTTAGAGCACCAGCTACAGCTACTGTTGGAGATGCTGTTGCAGCACCATCATAAGCTGCTAGACCTTTAATACCGCTGCCTGCATATGTGTCTGTGGCGGCTGTAGCATCTTGACCAATAAGCATAGCTCTGTCAAGTGTCTTAGCCATACGACGTACGATTGCATCACGGATAATAGGTACTAGTGCAATAAGTCCATCTTCCTCTTCTTCAAAGGCGATGTATTCTTTAGTTGCTAGTTTGTTGCTGCTTAAGTCGATTTCTTTTAACGCATGTGTACGAGCATCGCCGCTGCTAACGCCTGTGTCAGTAGCAAACTGCGCGTTTGTTACCCAAGTTGCGTTATGTCCTGTATCTGGATTTACAGGAATCTTCATAAATGGCTGGCTCATAGCGATTTGACGGATTGTACCGGCAACCACTAGTCTACGGCGCATTTCGTCTTCCATGCTTAGGCTAACTTCAGTTTCCCAGATAGAACCTGGTAGGCGAATCTTGCCACCTGCACCACTGCTGCCTACGGCACCAGCTGTACCGCCGCTAGCATACTTTTGTAGGATTTCGCGACCATACTGTGTTTCTTCCATTGACTTGCCGGTGATCTTGCTGATAAATACAGCCTTTTCTTTCTCGGCAAAAGGAACGTCGCCATCTTTTGGCTCAATAAACTGCATGCGACTACGCTGTAGTGCGTCTAGCTCAGCACTCTTGTTTTGTAGTTGCTCTAGCTCTTTGGCTTTTTCACGAATAGCACTCTCTAAGCCCTCAATCGCACTCTTGTGCTCGTTGGCTTGATCTTTTAGGCGCTTTTCAATGTCGCTTAGTAGACGCTCTGCTCCTGTGTCAACTGTTTGGACAACAGCTGGAGCAGCGTGAGCTACTGCACTAACTGCAGCTTTAATTTTTGCTTGTAGGGCTTCTTCTTCAGCAACCTTACGCTTAGCTTCTTCAGCAGCCTTTGTTTGTGCTTCTAGCACGGCTTTAGCAGTTTGCTCAGCAGCTTTAGCAGCAGCATCTGCTAGTAATTTCTCTAATTCCTTTGGATCCATATCCCATTCCTCATTTGTTGTGCTTTTTGCTGCTTTTGGGGTATCTAGCTTTTTAGCTGATGCCTTTGGTGCTGGTGCAAATTGCTGTTTAAATAAATCAAATTCTGCAGCTGTATCAAAAGCTTTAGCTAAGCTAAATAATGTATTTTGATTTGCTGGTACACTAACTACACTGATTTCATGTAGCTCTAGGTCTTTAACTAAAAATGTTTCTGTAGTATGGTCATAATCCGCATCACGAACTCTGAACCCTACGCTAAATGCACTTAATATACCCTTTTTAATCAGTTTGTATACATCACCTACTTCAGCAGGAATCTGCGCTCGAATCCACAAACCCTGATCTGTAACTTTGTGCTCAACCATTTTACCGATTGGCATTTGATGATTGTGATAGGCTAGTATAATTGGATTTTTGAGATAGTTGTGCAATCCCTCGTTCCACGCTTTCATAGGGATCACATCACCCTGACGATCACGATCTACTGTGCTAGCATATCCTTCAATAAAAATGCTATCATCAGACTCTGTACTAGCTGTAAACTTACTGCTTAAATAGAGTAATTTATCTAGCTTTTTGTCCATATTACTCCTTTGTCGTACTAGGCCTACCACCCAAGGATGGATTGGCTGCTGAACCTGCTATGTTAGCAGGTATTCTTATAGTATCTCCGCCTTCTATGGTTGGATACCTTAATTCTAATCTGGCTTCATTTGGTGTAATGATGCCACCATTAACCAGTGTTTGATGGTAACTAGCTACATCCTTTAGCTCTGGCTGTAAGGCGCTAATATTACTAGTTACTGGTGCTATATCATAACCAAAATACCGTTCTAGCGCACTGTTGTACAGTCTAACTAGTGGTAGCACAGTTTCTAGATAGAATAGGCGTAGATTAGGAGAAATATTTGCATTATTTCCTCCTTGCAATAATATAGGTGGAACACCTATACTAGTCATTATACGCTCACTGTGTGTGCGCATAGCTACGTCAAAATCTAAGTCATCAAAATTTTGATCACTTAGTTTTTGTGGCTTTAATCCGCTGTCTAGGATAATTGGGCGTCTGCCACCTGACTTGGC